ATTTTAAATATGTTACCACCTGATGCTACAGATAAGTCTCCACCAAGTTGTGGTGATGTATCACCTGATATCTCAGAAAACTCTGTGCTTACAATAATTTGGTTACTGTTACTAGTAGTATCAATTGATACACCAGTTCCACCTGTAATCTGTTTAAATTGTAATCCGTCTGTATTATCATTAACAGAAACAACTGCTGCTTCTTGCCCAACAAAGTTGGATGGTGTATCATCAAGTCCTAAGAAAGATAATCTTTCTCCTAAACCCAATGAACTGTATAATTCTCTAAAGTTATCGTTTACTTTACTAAACGAATTGCGGATACTATCGCCGGTTCCGTCGTTCCCTACTACACCAGTATCTATTACTTTTCTTGCCATCTTATCCCCTAGAAGTCCTTTGTTTCAATAATATTTATCAATTTATTCTATAAGCCTAATGTAAAATAGTAAATATAACTATGTTTATAGGCACTAAAAAAGTTATAACAGAACACAAAAGAAAGAGCAAGTTAGGTAGAGAACACGTTTATAATCGTGTTAAAACTATCGTTGAACTTCGATGTGATAACTGTGACAGTGTATTTACCAGGGATCTAAAAAAGATAAGCAAAGCCCGGCTGAGCAACAATTACTTTCACGTTTGTGGAGATTGTGATGCCAAACGTTTTGCACAACGCAAGGGTGTGGAACAAAAACAAATATGGGATATGCCTGTAAATGCAGACATTATAATCGGTAATAACTAAAAGCCTACGCTTTCGCCGCAACCACAACTTGATGTTGAGTTGGGATTTTTTATTTGAAGATAAGAACCAAAAACTTCTTCTACATAGTCTATTTCAGTTCCTATTAGATACAGTAAACTTGAACCATCAATAGCAAATTCACCATTAGGAAGTTTTACAATTTCGTCATCCAATTCTTTGGAATCACTCATATGCCAGTCATATGAAAATCCGGCACACCCACCACCCTTCATTTGTAATCGAACGATGGGCTTGCCGGTCTTTTCAATTAAGCCTTCCATGTGTTTAATTGCACTATCTGTAAGATTTACTACTTGTGGCATTCACTATTCACTCTTCCAAATAGTCCAAGCACCGTATGCGATAGCCGCATATGCAAGTAAGCCTGCAATTGGTTTAGCAATTAATACTAAAACTCCTAGTAGGACAAGCATTGCTCCATCCCAAGATGTTCTTTCTGTAAAACGTTTTGCTACCCAGCCTTTAAATTTATCTACCATATTGTTCTCCTTATTTTTTAGGGTTTACTACTTTCCATAATTGATCAACCAGTTTTGCTTTAGTTAATCTACGGTCTAATTCAACATCATAAGCACGACCTAGTTCTTCAAGTTTTACTTTTGACATCTTTGTTAGTTCTGATTTCTTTTCGATTATCTGCTTGTCTAATACTAATACATTTTCAACAGGCACGAAAATCTTTTTCAACCATGTAAACATGTTATTCTCCTTGTAGTCTATCGTTGATTATTGACCAATTAATTATTCGCCATATGTTATCTAGATACTTGTCCTTGGTAGTGTCAAGCAGATAAGAGTGTTCCCACATATCAACAAGAAAAGCAATCTGTGTTCCTTTCTTGAAATCTTGATTAGCAATTAATCCTAACTTGCCTTTGACATCCATATAACACCATCCACTGCCCTGGAGGCTCTTGGCTTTTTCTATGAATTCATTTTTAAATTTTTCGTAAGATCCAAACTTAGTGTTAATAAGTTCTTCAGATGCTCCTAAGGGCTTATTCCCTGAACTTGGTGATTGTAACATAGGCCAAAACAAATTATGTAAATGAGCACCACCAAAGTTAAAAGTGTCATCACCTTCTTTGTTGTTGTATCGATCTACATATCCTTTAGACAACTTAGCATAGTGTAAATCTATACTTTCTTTGCTCATCACAGGTTCTAATGCATCACGCGAATACAGTAATGGATTTAAAACCAATGTAGGACGTTGCTTTTCAGCCTCTATTATGATATCTTTAAGTTCTTTTAGCATCTAACATATTTATGCTAGACTACCTCGAAGAGATTATTAATAGGCTGATCTTCTGGTAAAGTGTATAGATCTGTTCTTTCTGCAGGGATCATAAATCTATCCATCATTTTCTTAACATATACCCACTCAGGACCTCTTACTACTCCATCTGCTGTAGTAATCACGTAATCTCTATCATTAAAATAATCAAATAACTCTTGTATTGTTCTACCAAATGCTCTAGGTTGTATTTCAACACACTCAACTTGCACGATAGGCCTATTATTTAAAATAGTTTGTGTTGCACCTTCTAGCACAGGCAACTCATATCCTTCAACATCTATCTTAAGTACGTCTACATCTTCAAAGTTATAAGAATCTAATGTACGTTGTTCAATTTCAACTCTAGCATAACCTTCATTTCTTTTAATATCATTGCCAGAAACTGTTTTAAATTCTCCGTTGTCGTTTGCAACTCTATTATGTCCATCATTTTTCTTGATATGCATTTCAATTTTGTTAGGACCTCCTACAGGGCCTAGTGCAATATTGTGTGTTTCAATATCACCTGTAATCTCTAGACTAGCAGGAACATCATTTTCAATCCACCAACTTTTATCTTTGCTATATTCATTTTTATTAAGTGCAATATTGTCTAACGCAACTTTATATGTTTCAGGTACCGGTTCAAACCCGTGTACTTTTTTTGCAAACGTTGCATATTCCCATGTGTTCATACCTATGTTCATACCTATATCTAAAATTGTTTTAGGATTAGGACATAATTTTCTTAAATGTAAAAGATTTTGTTTCTGATATGGACCTGCTTGTAAACGCTGTGTGTAAAATGAATCAGAATCCCATACCCACATCTTTCTTCCAATTTTATTTTCAATTAATATTTTATTTGTTTGTGCCTGTACTGTCATTTGCTGTCTCCCATTGGAACAATATTTATGACCTCATAAATTTTAAACATACAAAAGTGGCCGATCATATTGGAAGCCTATGGAATTTTGAAAGTACACTTGCGGGTAATTCATTAATTGGAAATTTAGATCCATACTTTCCTAATCTATGTTCTTGCATAGCACTTTCATATTCACCTAGTGTTTGTTGTTCACTTACATAATCAATAAAAAAACTAAATTTAGCATCTCTAGCCAGTACATCTGCTTGACTCATATTTCGTAATTCTTTATGAGACTTCCAACCGCCTGTAAGTTTAATATTACAAGATTCATGTCTTCCAAGAATTTTTAAAACATGTTTCCAAATCCTGCTTAAACTTCCACAGCCAAAAGGATCGTTACCATTTTTAGAACTCATTCTACCACTTGTACCTATACCAATATAACCACTACCGTCATATGGCTCATAGAAAGAATCAGCATAACAATATAGCCCACCGAATACATCATCTTTATTTTGAATAAGATGTTCAATCGGATTTGGTCTATTACTAGTTAGTGATCCAAATTCTTGTGAATACGTATGTTCTCTTTGTGCATACCATTTAGGTACACCTTTCAAAAATCTTAATCTTATTCCACCATCAGGCATCTTTGGCCCTTTAGTGTTACCACCTCTTAATACTTCTCGAGTGTTTGGATCTATATCTGGATAAATTTCAAATATATCATGTACATTAAAATAAGGTGTCCATGTTTGTTGTTGCTTCTTTGACATAATTGCCTCTTTCTTTGCCTTTATTAATACTTTATTATAACAAATTTAAACAGCAATGTCAAGAGATATTTTATTAAGAGAATGCTCGTGTAATGCAATACTTGCCAAATTCTTAGCCTTGCTTTCTACCATAATGTCTGCGGCGTCGTTAAACTGTAAAGCCCAGTCATTAACAGCATGATTCCACATAAAGTCGCTATGAGCACGTAGTTTTTGTTTCTTAAAGCCTTGTTCAAGTAGTTCGTCCATGTTAGGTAATACGTTAGGATCATGTCCTACAAGTAAGTCTTCACGTGAAACAGAATAATGTATCACGGGGCGGACACCACGCCAACTATCTACTATGCGTAGAAATCTATCGTCGGTTGGTTGAATGTATTCACCACTAGCGACCCAGTGATGGTGTATGTCAAGAACGAGGGCAAGGTCGTTTGCAAGTTCGAGGCTTGCATCAATACCCCACGACATTTCGTCGTTCTCGATCGTAATAATATTTCGCGCCTCTTGAGATAATCTTGGGAGAGCTCGTTGGATACCGGCTGGACCTTGCCTACCGGATATATGTACATTGCACTTCGCATCTTGGAAGGACTTGCCGTATCCCATCCAGCGGAAGACATTGGTGTGATATTCAAATTCTTCTATGCTCCTTTCTACAATTTCGGGTGTGTCACTTGCAAGTACAGTAAACTGACCTGGATGCATAGACACTCTAACATCAAGTTCTCTTGCACGTTTGCCTACGTTAGCAAAGTTCTTCTCACAGTATGCAACAACATCAGGCTTTCGCCAAAAATATGACCAATCTTGTTGCGTGTATACTGGAAGGCAATCGCTACCGAGTCTAACCATTCGTAATTCATTTGGTAGTCCTCCTACATAACAAATAAGATTCATATACGATTGTATGTTATGGACCATAATATCCCACAATCGTTCTTCTGCAACTTCTTTAGTCTGTCTGTTTAGCCACGCAACAGTTGTTGAACGTGTATTCAATGGACGCTGTATCTCCTCAAGAAGTTTCTTCTTCTGAGTCTGATCAGAGTGCATGTATTTGCAGGCAAAGCCTATACGGTTAGTCTGGGTTTGAGAATTCGTCACGTAATATTTTCCAAGTTTCTTTATAATCTTTTACATTGTAGCAGAAACCTAAGTCCTTGTCAATGATTTCTTTTTTCAAAGGATAGTCATTTCCTTCAGGATGCATATCGTCACCAAAGAAATGTAAAATATCATCTGGATTAAAATCTCTTAGTATTTGGCTTTTGTCGCTACCTTTTGGAAATACATCAATACCTGTTTCACCACCTACTTTGGCATCTATATCTGGGAATAAAATACAAAATGCTTTTGCTATTGTATTTCTTTCGTTTATTTTTTCATCATACCCAACATATAACTTACGCTCTCCTAGTGTAGCATTTCTACCTACAACGCTAAAATTACACATGCCTGGACGATGTTCAAAGTGTAATCCTGTTCTTAGTACAAATTCACTTTCTTTCATACACTGTGTTAGGAATTTTTCTGCTGGTTCTGGAAGTTTCCAAGAACTTGTGTGAATATTTTTCTTGCCTTGGTAGACATCACAACCACTGCAATTATATACACGTTCAGCCATACCGTACAGCGTGTCGCCTACTTGTTCTATAGTTTTATCTCTATCACTACCTGTAACAAAGTAAACGTAATTAGTTTTACAAAAATCAAAAAAGAACTTTGCAAACTCTTTGTCCATTTCTTTCCTACTAGGGGTAAGTGTTCCGTCAACATCAAATATAAATCTATTACTCACTGTCATATCCAATTCTCCACAACAAATTTATCTTGTACAATACCAGGGTTTGGATCCCCATGGAATACTGCTATACAGCATTCTAGTGGTATTTCCACGTTATCTTTCTGTTCTACAAATTGTCTAACTCCATTTATCACTTGTAATTCATTTCTATTTCTAATTTCCCATTTGTAACTTTGTATCCACTGCTCCGGCCAAAACCTAATAACAGGTTTAGCACACTTCCACGTCCAATCTTGGTCACCATGTAACCTCATTGCAACTTGTGGATTTTGTTTAAATTTTGTATAGATATACGTTTGGCTTCCATGAATCCAACTCATAACACTACTGTTTAGGTATTTCCAATCTCTATGAAACTTTCTGTTAAAGTCTCTTATTCCCATAAAGACATTGCCTTGTAAGTTTAGCAGTTTATCTATATTATCACAAATTACAACATCTAGATCCATGTATAATATTCTACCGGACATTGGTAAATTAACATCAAACATATGTACTTTGTGCCACCACCCTTTTACATATCCTTCATTTGGTCGAACAATAAGAGCAACTCCTTTTATAGGAGTTGGATCATCTGTAAGGCAATATAATTTATAAGGAACAGTAGTATGTCTATCAATCATATTTCTTAATTTTTCTACATATGAAATAGAATATTTGTTACCAAAGCGTACACATAGTATATTAGAAACTGAAGACTGTGGTTCTCCGCCTGTTCTTTTAAGAGCTCGCGATTGTTCTTTTTCAAATTTTCTACGTAATTTATATGCTTTACGCTGTTCTTTAGACAGTTTTTCCGAGTCCATTAAACCTCGTTCTCCTAATTTGTGTAAGAATATTTAACTATATCCGCAACAACTTTTTTAAAGTCTTTTAAATGTAATGCGTTTGGCCCATCACTAGGTGCGTTGTCTGGGTCTTCATGTACTTCTAAAAAGAAGTTTGTTATACCCATTGCAGATGCAGCACGAGCCAAGCCAGGAACATACTCACGATTACCGCCACTACTAGTGCCCATACCTCCGGGTTTTTGAACTGAGTGAGTAACGTCATAAACAATGGGAACGTTATAATTAGACAACATAAACTGAAGCCCAGTGAAATCAGTAACCAAAGTATTATATCCAAAACTTGTTCCTCTTTCTGTTATCCAAACTTCTTTAGCACCTTCTGTTTTAGATAAAATGTTTTCAACGTCCCAAGGTGCAAGGAACTGTCCTTTTTTAATATTAACTATCTTTCCTGTCTTACAAGCCGCACGTACTAGGTCTGTTTGCCTACACAAGAATGCAGGTATCTGTAATACATCGATAGTATCATTATAGTATGCGGCAATTTTTAGAATCTCATTAATATTATGTACATCAGTAATGATAGGCATACCAACTTTTTGTTTTAAAAATTTAAAGTCTTCTAATGTGCTTACAAGACCTTGCCCCCGTATACCTTTGAGATTAGATCTGTTTGCTTTATCAAAACTTGCTTTGAATATATATTCAACACCGTGCTTCTCACATACACGTTGACATTCTACAGCAATTCTTAAACTTTGCTCTAGTGTTTCGTGTTGACATGGTCCTGCAATAATTTTCATCTCTTCCCCTGTTTGTATTGATTGGCAAGTTTGCAAGGACCCCAACTGCAATGTGAATTGAATTTCTTTTTACAAATTATACATGTCATGTGTGTCTCTTTCTCTTAACCTTCATAGATTGCTGAGTTTGCTCCGTGTTCTGCACATTCTACTCGTACGCAATAGCAACGGTTGTCACTCATTTCACGTACTAGTTTGTCTGCAAAGTTAAATGCGTGTTCTGCAAATTTTTCTGCGCCAACTCCGTCCATTACAACAATTTCTGCTAGGCCAAGTTCTTGTAGTTCCATAAACTTGTCCATATGCGGATCGTTTTTATCAATTGCTGTTTTGTGATCAAAGTGATCTTCTAACCACTTCTTCAAAGGCTTTAGTCCACCAAAGTCAACTGCCCAGTTTTTATTATCTAGTTCGTCACACCCAAATGTAAATGTAAATGCTAAACTATAACCGTGTAGCAAATGACAGTGTGAATGATCTGCGTTAGGCTGTCTGAATACTGCCGAAAGACCAATGTTGTGTCCGTAATGTTTTGTACTTAAATGTTTTCCCATAATGTTCTCCTACTATAATGTTTTATGGGCGGCAGAATTAGAAGGGTTGACGCCAAGTCCTTTGTTAAACATATTAGTAATTATACGTTCTATTTAGGCAAGAGTCAAGAACTTGAATGTAAAAACTTTACCGAAACGTTATTTTGATTCCACGTTTTTGGTAATTCCCAACTAGGATCGTTGTAAATTACAAACTGCTTGTTAGGAAAATATTCAAAAACTTTTGCAATTTGATATTGCCAAAATGAATAATCAATAGGTTTTGATTCTTTAGAAGAATAATTGTTTGTACCTTTGTAGATATTATTGACGGTATTAGATTGACTAGGATATAAGTCAAACCCTAATAAAACAATTTCTTGTACTGGTAAATTTGCAGCCACAAGAACTGCATAAGGACCACTACCCCAATGTATAGGAGTATCTGCTTTTGTTTTACCCTTGTATGGTAGTTGAGGTACAAGATTTACTCTTGGATCTTGCTTGGAATAAAAATTAATATAGTCTTGCCTAACATAAATTTTTGTGTTTTTTGTGTTATCACTATCCAAAGATTCATCAACCATCCTTCTGTCGCAACATACAAGATGATCAACATGTGTATCTCTGTGCAGAGCATTGCAACCGACTATTAATCGTTCACCAAACCTTGAGAGATTTATTCCTTGTCTACTTTCGCCATTTCCTATTACTAGTGCCATGGCAGTTATTTAAATGGATGTTTAAGTGATAAGTCCGAATGTGGACCAGAGACCAGGACCACCTGCTTTAACACATACCCAACCTACAAATCTTCCTGATGTTGGATTGCTGTTCCACACAATGTCACCTTGATTGAATTGTCCACCTGTTGGAGGAGTAGTTCCTGATAAATGCTTCTTATTGTTAAACTTGATAGCACCTCTTACGTGTAAGTCCACATCGCTATCTGGATTATTAACTCCAACAGCAAGTTTACCGTTGACTGAGACCTTTACTGGTGATGCATTTGGATTGCCTAATTCAATATCACCGCCTGCTTTAATTGCTACTCTTGTAGTACTATCTGTTTTTAATTCTAAATCGTGACTAGCAAATGTACCAACAAAACCTTTTACAAAGTCTTCTGTACCAACCATTACTTCAATGCCGTCTTCTGCAACACTTAAAGCAGCATTTGGTTCTTCTGTTCCTATACCTAGTCTATCACTGTTAGCATCAAATATCAAATAATTATTGATAGACATTCCGCCATCAACAATAAGGCCTTTTAGTTTTCCAACTTCTTTTAAATTACTTTTTGTAACACTATTACCTAATGTATCGTTACTTAGAACAACTTGATCATCAATCTTTAGACTCTTACCTTTAGCAATATTGATATTTTCTGATGAAAACAAATTATCATCTTGAAAGACAAATTGTTTTGTATAGTCTGTCCCTGTCCATAGCAATCCTTTGCCTGTTATTGGGTTTGCAAATTTTAGATGCTGAATATTATCTGCAGGTTTAATGTCTCGCTCGCCTACTGCGTCTACAATTGCGTCTGTTAATGCTTTTAATTTTTCTGTATCTGTTGACATTATTGTTGTCCTATTTTACCAAACGGTTCCCAAGTACCTGAATTACCTGCTTTAATTGTTTTGTTCATCATACTGTATTTATATAAAACAGTAACAATGCTAATAAACGGCTATCAATAATGTTTCAGGATTAAGTCTACCATTCATCTTAACTGGGGTAGTAGTAAGTTTCTCCATCCAATTCTCAAATTTCTTACGAGTATTTAGGCCCTTGACATCCTTTAGTTGTTCTAACGGCTTTCTAAGCGTGTAAGAAACGCTGGTTTTGTCATTAAATCTTTGTAAAGTCTGTCCTTTGAGATGCAATCCGCTGCCATCTCTCCCAGTGCCTAACGGATCTTCTATAGATGTGTAATATATACCTAGTTTACGTGTTTTTGAATTAAACACAACCAAGCAGTTTGCACCTATAAATTTGTGTGGTTGAACACTACTGATAGCATATTTGTCATCTGAAATTTTGTATTTGAGTTTTTCTACTACTTTTTCAGGTGATTTAGCATGAACTTTGCGAGGCTTTCTAGTTGCTTTAGACTCAGCAATAATAGCATCACATGCACCTTGCACTGCTAGATAAAACTGATACATTTTCTTAATATCTGATTTACTAAAAATACTGTATCCTTCTTTTAACTGATCTGAATAATCTTTTTCTTGTTCAGTCATGTTTTTTGTGCTAGGAGGATTTAGTATTTCTTCATATTCTTTGATTAAAGGCTCGTAAAAGCTCTTTATCATTCTAGCATGCGGCTGCTTACATTCTAGTTGACGTAGTTTTGCTGCCGGTTTAATGGCCTTAAAATCATTTATCTTACCGTCAATAAAGTCATCGTGTGCCTCTTCTATAAACTCTGACATATGATTTGCTGCCTGTCTAAGCCTATCCTGTATACTAGGTACATATTTTACTTTACCTGCGTTTTCTTCTTTTTCTTCTTTTTCTTCTTTTTCTTTTTCTTCGTCTTGAACTTCACCTAATGCAATAGCAATTCTTTTTCTAATAAATTCTGTAACAGGTCTAAGTTCTCCGCTAGTGCCTGGTAGACTGTCCCAATGATCTGCTGCTAGTTTGTAAAAGTCGGGCATACCTTTATTAAGCATTCTACATGTAATAGCAGCAGTGCCGCTTATTGTATGATTATTTACAGTTTTTGCTTTTTTGATTTCGTCCTTTGTGTAACCATTGGCTTCCATCCATGACCAAACATCACCTATTAGATCGTCAATCTTGTAATTATCGTAGTACCATTGATGTGAACCTTGACGTTTACGGTGAAACTCTTCGCCTGTAAGTTTGTCGTAATTATCCCATGATGGTTCCTGAAGTTTTGCACTTTTTCTAAAACGTTGCGCGGATTTCGCTATTTTTTTTCTTCCTGCCATGTTCTGTTTGCTCCTTCAACAAAAATAAAGTATACGATGATATATATCATTTGTCAAGAAAAAAGTTATGAAAAAGAATCAATCCCAAAGATTTTCGTAGTATTTTCCAAATAACCTAAAGCCGTTGGTCATACGTTCTTGGTGTGCTTGACGTCCTTTGTCGTCTATCCATTCGAAGTGTCCGCCTAGAGGTTTGCTATCTTCACTTTCAATATATGGACCGTAATAATCGTTTTCCCAATGATCGCGATTCTTTTGTTCAAACGCCCAAATCATTTCGTCTAATATATAATCCCAACGTTCAAAGAACCTAGGATCAGTGGAGCCATCCTTAGTATATTCTAAAACTTCTTTTTTAGACGGACGTAGTTCTTTGGGAACATCTGTTACTGCTACCCAAGGAGCACCGTGCTTAGTAGTCTTTAGTTGTACTAGCATAGGCAAGATGATAGGAGCAAGTGTAGAGTCCATACTCCAAGTGTCCCAACGATCAATGCGTACTTTAACTCTTTGTGTGCGTCTGTCATACCATAACCAGTTAAACACGTTGTAAACGCTTTGTACAGCGTCTTCGATAGCTTCTAACACATAGTCTTCGTATGATTGTTCTTTTGGCCAGTCCACGTACCCATACTTTTTATTCATATGGTTGCTGTGTATATTGCAGGTTAATCTGTTTGGATAGTTACTAATTTTGATCTTCATATGACCACTCCTTGATAGGTTCAAAACTTTCTGCAGGATCCATCATATCAAACTTGCGAGGATAATGTTTCAACAAACTACTTGCCTGCTTACGAACTTCACTGGGCACCCGCGGATACTTCTTAGGATCACGCAGGTCCATTAGGAAGCGTTCTACATTTAATACTGCGTTTGTTCTTTCAATTGGTAGTGTCATCTGCCCACCTTATCCGTTTTCCATAGTGTGTTTCAAACTGTTCTATGAGTGTATTATACTGCACAAGTTCTTCAGTTTCGAGTTCATCTAGCCAATCACCAAATGCATTCCAATCTTCAGTTCTCATTACACCTAGGCTGTATTCAGATTGACCACCCCAATACTCTTCGTT